CGATGATGAACCTGGCCCTGACCTTGCCCTGCGGCGTATGCACAACCGGATTGGCGCCGCGCTCGATGCGCACGGCAGGTGATTGCTCATAGATGGTGCCGCCGAGAGACTCGACTGCCGCCGCTTCTCCGAGCGCCAGATTCAGCGGATGGATGTGGCCGCCGCTCATATCGAGCATGCCACCGACGTACTGATCGCAACCCACCACTTCACGAATGCGGCGTTGATCCATCAATTCCAGCTGGGTGTGGCCGAAGCGTTCCCACAGGCGCTTTTGCGATTCCAGGTGCCCCATTTGTTTGGCGGAAAGGGCGGCGAATACACCGCCGTCCTTCAGGTCGCACCGGATGTTGTATCTGGCCACGCGCTCGCGAATGATCCGGCCGCCTTCAAAGGCCATTTCGCCGAGCAGTTGCGCCTGCTTGGGGCCGACCGTGCGCTCAATGACGTCGATGTCGCGGCTATAGCTGTTGACGATCTGCCCGCCGTTTCGGCCCGAGGCGCCAAAACCGACTTTCGCCGCTTCCAGCACGGTTACGCGAAAACCGTTCTCCAACAGGAACAGGGCGGACGACAGCCCGGTATACCCGGCGCCGATCACACAGACGTCCGTCTCCACATCATCCTGCAGCACAGGGCGTGGTGGTACGGCATTGGCCGACGCAGCGTAATAAGACTCTGGGTATTGGGTGTTCGCCATCCTGCCGCCCCTGTTTAATATATTTTACGAGTGCGTCGATCCTACCCGAGTTGAAAAACCTCCGCCAGCCACCGGAAACTCTTCGTCGCTGAGGCGAAATTAAATATTTTGCATATTCATAGGGTTAGGTGAAAAAAAGGTGTTGACACCCCTCCGGAATTCCGTAGAATGCCGCCTCACAGCAGGCACGTAGCTCAGTTGGTTAGAGCACCACCTTGACATGGTGGGGGTCGTTGGTTCGAGTCCAATCGCGCCTACCAAACAAAATCCGCTCTGCTGGGCGGTCTAGAAGGGCTCACCGAAAGGTGGGCCCTTTTTTGTTGTCTGTGATTTGCAAAACTTTTGCAAAACTTTTGCAAAACCCCCACCTCAGAACGCCAGTTCGGCGCTCACCTCAACATAGTCGATCGTCTTGTCGCCGTGTCCCTCCTGGTAGTGCTTCGTCATCTTCTCGTCCGCGTGGCCCAGCAGCGCCTGGATGTATTCCTGTGGGAAGTTCTGCTGCTCGTACAGCCACGCACCTAAAGCGCGGATCTCGTGAAAAGTGGGGCGCTCACCGGCCGGCACGTGGTCGTAGGCGTGCGCGGCGTCGCGGGCCTTGCTGAACTCCTTGGTCAGATAGTCCGGTGTCACCGACGTCCAGTGGTCCTTTGCGTCGATCTGTTCCCGGCGCCGCGCCTTCGGTTTGTAGTGGATCAGATAAGGCGACACCAACGGCGAGCGCAGGCACTCGCCGACGACTTCACGCAACGCGGCGCCCATGGTGATCTTCAGGTGAACCGGATTGTCGTAGCCCTGAGTCTTGCCCGGCGACACGGTCAGCGTGTTCTTGTCCATGTCGACCGCCGACTTCAGCCAGGTCACGATATCCTCGCGGCGTTGAAGGCTGGCCAGTGCCAGGCGGATTGCCCTTTTCAGCCAGGGCGGCGTGGTCGCCGCGCCGATGATCATCTGTAGTCCTTCGAGCGTGTGCCGCTGGCGCTTCTTCTCGGCTTCCTTCTTGACCAGCGTCAGCTCGGCGCAATTGCGCTCGGCCAAACCTTTGGCAACTGCGAAAGCGAAAATCTGCACCCACAGCCCGCGATGCTTCGTGTAGGCGTTGTTGCTGAACTGGTCCAGGTATTCGGCCATGGCCAGCACATCCATCTGCCCAATCAGCCGATCGCCGAGATCCTGCCGATACCGCTCGAGCTTGAATTTGATCTCCTCCAGTGTCCGCGCCGCATAGCCTTTGTCCACCAGCCATTCGTCATTGAACCGCTGCAGCAGGTTGCTCACCGTCGGCAGCCGGTCGCCCGTCAGAAGAGTTAGCAGCGCGCCGTCATCGACGACCAGCGCCGCAACCTTGAGGTTTGCTGCGTGCGCGAGCTTGATTGCCTCCTCAAGTGGGCGGTTGATGCTCGTCATCAAGCCGGTGATGGGGTTCCGATACCGAAAATATTTACCGTTCGGGTAAAGATTTGGCGGTAGCTTCCTGTTTTTGAGCGTGCGCGGCCGGGCAGCCATCAGCCTATCTCCAACATCTTGGCCAGCAGGGGATCATCTGACCCCATCACGGCCGCCTGCACATCCACGAAATACATCCCGCCTTTTACTTCTCCTACCACTTCGCCTTCCTCAATCCATTTTTTCAACTGCTGCAAACTCGGCTTGCCGCCGACGTAGCGGAGCTTTCTGTATTCGCCTGCCTCCATAAGGCGCGGCAACTTGACCGTGATCTGGGCCAGAATTTTTGCCATTGTGATGCTCCATGCCGCGCGTGGCGGCAGAAGGTGGTGATGGGTTATGCGCTGGCCTTGGCCAGGACTGCGTCGATCCGTTGCACAGTGACGTGCAGCGCCACCTTTTCGTCTGTGCCGAACCAGTCGGGCGCCCCGGCCTTGAGTGCCGAAGCGATAACTTGGCGAGCCTCAACCAGCGCCGCGGTCATTTCTTCGTGCAGGTGGTCTTTCTGATCAGGCATGCGAATACCTCGCCCGCCGAACCGGCAGGCTGTTGAGTGGTTGGGGTTACTGCTGGATCAGTTCGGCGGGGACCTTCACCGTGTCACCGCGCTTGGCAAGCACCACGGCGCGGAACACTGCGATGGTTCGGGTTTCGCCGGGCTGGCGGTTGAGCGGGTCGTTTGTCGCGTCGGCCAGCCATGGGTGCCGGTGGCCAGCGTCGATCCAGACGCCGTACTTCGTGATCAGTTGCTCGGCGTCGGGCAGGGCGAAGAGATCCAGCTGGCCCGCCGAGGGCTCCTGCTCACCCTCTATCGCGTTGATTGCCCAGTCCAGCGCCGGGCCGGTCAGTTCCTCGGTGCGGACGCTGACCATGCGGTTCACGATGTGAGCCCGGTTAGCGGATGCCAGAAAGCCTGGTGTCCGCACTTGCTGCACTTGAAGGTGCGCATGTCCACGATTTGTCCCGCGACTTCGAACTGGTGGGTACTGCGCGTTTCGATCGTGCAGTACGTCGCGCCCAGCCAGCGCCGGCGGAACCTGCGCGCCAGAATCTGGAGCCAGTTCATCACCGCGGCCCCTTGTAGCAGTACACGTAGGCGAACCAGGCGAGGGCGATCATGGGGTCACCTTCAGGCCGAGCAGCACATCGCTGACAACCTCCCAGAGTTGCGATGGCGACCACTGGAATCGATCAAAGTCGGTATCAGGCTCGACGCCGATCAGGCAGCTGGACTGCGCGCCTTTCGTTCCCTCCCAGCCCTTCTTCAGAATCGTCGCTACCTTTCCGTCTCCGCCGGGCTCGGTGCGATGAAAGTCGTAGGCCTTCATGCAGTAGGTCGATCCAGCGGACACCGCGTGGCTATAGATTTCGCGCATATCAACCCGTCCATTCGGCGTCCAGGGGCGGCCACCACGCGCCGTTCTCGCACCCTCATGCAGATAGAGTTCGTGGGTCTCCTTGATGAAGCACGCTGACGCCGCAGGGAAATCGGCGAAGAGAACGTTGATTTGCGTGCCGACCAGAACGCGCGATTCGAAGTCGAAGCGGTGGTTGTGAATCGCCGAATGCTCGAAGCAGGCGCGGCGCGGCAGCTCAGGGTGCCAAACATGCAAGCGCTGATTACCTTCGAGCTGGACCTGCACAAAGCCCAGGCCGTGGAGGGTGATCTTGTCCGTCATCACGTCATCGATAATCATCCGATCACCGCCTTTATGGTCAGTACCAATGGAAGCCAGAAGAAGAGGGTGCAGCCGAGTAAGCACTTGGTGATCATGGCGTCACCTGCTTGCGCGCCTCAGCATCCATCAGGATGTCTTCGCACTTATCGGCAGCCTCGCGGCCATATTCCTGCTCAATTCCTTTCAGCCATGCCTGCGCCGCCTTAACCCGCCCTTCAGGCGTGAAGCGCGCCCATTGCACATGCGGGCCGTCTTCGGTATCAAAAATCCCCAGCAGAAACCACTCAGGGCCAGGTGCTTCTGGCTCCCATCCGAGACAGTGGGCGGCGGTTCCGTCGTAGTAGGGATGGCTTTCCAAATCCGAATCCATGCCCCAGTACTTCAGTTCCAGGCCTTGATCCTTGAGCCAAGCGTGATAGGGCGCTGGGTCTTCACCACCATCGAAGGCTGGGATGCCCGGGTGCCACCAAAAACCGTTCTCATCTCGAGCGACGGTAGTTCGGCCAAACAGCTTTTCTTCAGACATGACTTCGTCCTTGCCGCTATAGCGGCTGACTTTGAAGGGGGAGGGAGTGGCCTTTTGCCTCAATAGGCGAAGCGGCCTATATGGTTGAAACTTACTGTTCTGCCAGCGGATTCCTATAGGAAGAGGACATGTCACACAGCCTGGATAGGCCGATCGCCCACGAATATCGAGGGCATGAAGTGATCATCAAATTCGACTGGGACAAGCCCAACGACGAAGCCCCTGTGGGCGCTCATGTCATTGAGGCTAGTGAAGTACCGGGTTTTGCCAACACTGTCGCCGATCTCTCTGGCCCCTGGGAGGACTATCAAAGCGCGCTGGCGGAGGCTCTTGCCACTGCTGAGCGATGGGTCGACAGTCAGCTGCCTTGACTCAAGCTGCTAGCTGCTCCAGCGGTTGTTGACGCAGCGCAGCCTGTACTGCCTCAACCACCCGGCGCAGATAGTTGAATTCGTGATTCTCCTCGACCGCCTTGTCGCCAACCGGGTAGTGCCACTCATCACCAAACAGTTCAGTCAGCAGCCTGTCGTGATGCCAACACTCGTTTGGCGACTCGACGGTTCGTAGCACGTCGATGTCCTGCCAGAGCTCACGCGCCTCATCCTTGCTCAGCTCATCCAGCTCCCAGTCATGTCGGCCGGTCTGTTGCCGGCGGCGCTGGACGATGCATTTTTTCGCTAAGGCGTGAAGGGCATTCCCGCTGAAGCGCGTGCTGCTGATACCGCGATCGAGGCAGTTCAGGACGTAGTGCCAATCACAGTCGGCCACGAACTCGTCCACCGTGCGAGGGCCCATGCCGCCCCAGTAGGCGCTCCAGCTGTTGTCCCAGCAGTTGATCGTGATCTTGCCCTGGGCGGTCTGATAGCTCGGGTCGGATTCAGTAGGGCAGTCGCGGCGGCCGAAGTCCTCGAGGAGCACGGTAATAGCGTCGAGACGCGGCGCGCCGGTTATCACCAGCTTGGTCACAGTCGAGCGCTCAATCTTCAGCGGCTCGGCCGGTTTGTTTTCTGTGGGCATGGGGCGTCCTCGCATGCTGGCATGTCGCTTTCAGTTAGTGGATTTCGTATGCTCAGCTCGCACCCATGGTTAGGAGCTTGCTGCCGTGTCGGATTGGAAAATAATGAAAGCTGGCTGGAGCTGGCTTTGGTCGTTGGGACCGAGAGAAAAAACTGCGTCAACCGCGTTCGAGAAGTTACACATGAGCATGCGTACCACCGTCAAATGCCGTTTCGCGGCAGCTGACAGGCTCAAGAACTATGCTCGGTTTTCGTTTTTTACCACTACTGTCTTATCACTCGGCCTGATCTTAATCCCGCTCATTCAGAACTCTCAGGTCACGCTTTCAGTAGCACCATCTGTACTGAATATGATGCAAATTTTCTTGGCTGTAGCTGTATTGGTGTTCTCTGTTGTGATCGGTACTGCAAAGTACGAGCTCCGATCAGAGCTCTTAACGGAATGCGGAAACCGCCTCAAGGAATTGATTCGAGAGATGAATCGCTTGAAAGGAACGCCTGAAGGAAACGATCCCGCCGAGCTGGAGCGACTCGAAAAGGAGTATTCGCGCATTACGACAGATGTGGAGAATCACGCTCGTGTCGATTACCGACGCACATGGCTTGATATGCGCAATGACTATTTTTTAACCGGTATTCCGCGACTTCGATTTTTAACAGCAACCTATTGGTATTCCTTCTACCCATACCTCATGCCTTTGATACTGATGGCGATGGAAATCATGTTTGTTACGGACATGCTCGGAATTACGACGCTTATGCCAAAAGCCTTTCGAATCGCCGACGCGTAGTTAATCTCCACAGAAGCAGTCGACGTCTTCAGCTAAATACTCGAAATCAAAGTCGGTCTGCCGGGAGCGTTGCTCGGCAGACCAGCCCATCGTCTTGTAATCGGCACGATCCTGCCGGAACACCTGGCCGAACCGCTCTTCAGTGCCTGACCACCAGATAACCCGCGACGGGTCATCCATGATGGTCTTGATCAGCTTGCCTTCGTTCTTCTTCCAGCACAGGTCGCAATTGCCAAAGTCCGAGTTCATTCCGAGGTCGAAGGGTTGGGCCGACCAAAACTCGGCTACATCTTCCTTCGTGACTCCGGCGGTGTAGGAGGGGCAGACGTTGTCCCAGCGCGTACCGCCGCGTTCATTTGCGGCCATCATCCGGTGGTACCGCTTCGGCTCGTCGTAGCGAATACCGACGACGCAATCCCACTCGGTGTAGCCCAGGGCGCGCATGTGCTTCTCGCCGATCTTCACCTTCAAGTACGCGGTGCACATGTTGTTCGAGAAGTTCGGCAGCACCGGCGGCAGGTTTTTCTCTGCCTTGCGGTATGCGGCGTAATACTCGAGCATCATGGTGAAGGGCTCGCCGTTGCGGCTGGCTGTTTCAAAGTCCACCAACCTGTACCAGGAAGCGTCGTCCGGCTGGCCGTAGACGCGGCACCACTCCATCCAGACGATTTTCACGTTCCAGCGCTTCGCGATCTGGTCGATGAAGACCAGCGTTTCCTCGCGCTCTTTACCGGTGTTCTGGAAGAACAGGTGAACGTCCGGCGGTAGGCTGCCGCCGTGTGCTTCGAGGATTTTGTAGACCATGTGCCCGCTTGTGCGACCACCGCTGATGCCGATCTGGGCGGGGCCGGTGATCAGGTAGGGATTCATAATTGCTCCAGACAGCCGATTGCCTCGCCGGCTGGCGTGATTCGTAGAAGTGGGGTATTTATCTGCAATCTCACACTGGCAGGAGGCCGACGTGAGGTCGCAGAGCGATGTGGATGCGTTAGCGGCTATCGAAGAGGACGCTAAAGCGATGCTGAAACGGATAGGACTGCCGGATGACGCGGTGAAACTGGAGGTGGTCGTGTTTCTTCGGGAGGTGATCGACCTGGCCAGCTACATGGAGTCGGCGCACCGAATCGTTGAAGCGCCGAGCAGCGCGTAATCCAGCCGACAGGTGACACGCTCGTTCAACACTTCTCAGTGAACCCTCGCCGTTTTGCCCGAATCTATCTGGGCATCAGGAGACGAGTTATGAGATGTATGTGTTGGATCTGCTGGGGGGAAGCGTACCGCAAGGGCATCTACGGCGATTGGGACGACCTTGTGTGCTTCAACTGCGGACGTTACAAAATCAGCCGTCGCTTCTTGGGTGAGCACGTCGGCAAAAAATTCGATGTCGCCGCGATGCGTGAGCGCTTCCAACCTACGCACGATCGCGACCTGGTCCCAATTGTCGATAGCCACACCGCTGTATTTCAGAGCCGCGCCCAGCAGCCTCCTGTGAAGGGTGAGTTGGTCGGGTGGCCTGCTCCGGCGATGAGATCGCAGCGGCTGGTTGATCAGTGACGCAAGCCGAGTGCTCGACCATTTCCGACCATCCTGCCGTTCGCAGTGGCGCAACCCTGATAAGTGGGTTATTTGTGTTCGGCCCGGCATGGAGCCGGATCAAGGAGAACCGAATGAATCTGCGTGAGTATTACGAGCAAAACCGGAAGCTTTGGAATGAAGTGGATGCGCGTAACAAAGCTGTCGATGATTTTGTGGCCGAACACCCTGACCTAGGTGACGACGCTGTCTACGAGAAATTTTGGGATTTACAGAACGAAGCAACCAAGGCGATAGGTGACGTTCAGGACTTCCAAGCGAATAACCGTCACAAGGTGAAGCGTTAAGGCGCAGGGGACACCACCTCGTCGCCCGGGTCGGCTTTTAGTTCAGCCATGCTCTTCTCGTAAAATGCTCGCGACACCTTCTCGCTTAATTCGTAAGGTGTCGTGACACTGCGAAGCATCCAAGCCTGTGTTTCAAAGTCGGCGCCAATCAGGTTCCGAATCAGGTTCTGATGGATTTCCTGCTGGTTGTTGAAACCATGAGCTTTCATCACCGCCTTCAGATCAGGCTTGAACACCCCGGCGACCTCAACCGTAAACTTCTCGACACCCAATGCAGCGTCCTTTGCTGCAGCCTTCTCGCGCTTCCTGCGCTGCTTCTTGGCTTCCTCCGTCAGTTCCTTTTCCTCGGCCATGGCCTACCTCTTCAATTCCGCTGGCCGGCAAGTCCAGCCAGGTCTGTTTGCGGCGCTGCTGCACCTGTTTGCTGATGCGCTTCATTTTTCGGCGAACGTTATGCCGTTCTCCTGGGCGATCAGCTTCACGCGGCTGATGCGCATGTCGAGCGCGGTCGCGGCCATGGATGCGGTCTTGCCGGCTTCGGCCTGGGCTTTGACCTTCGGGGCGTCTTTGTCACGCAGGGCGCGCAGCTTTTTGCTGTGCGGGGTGGCGCCGAACATTGGAACCTCAGCGCTGACGCCTGACGGGATGTGTTGGACGTGTTTGCCGGCGCCGAAGAAGTCTTCGAGTGCGCGGCTGATCTTTGCGGTTACCTCGTCGCGCGGATCAGGAAGCGGCACGCCGATCATGACCATTCTCCCGAGAGCGTGACCTTGATGCCATCGGCGCGCGATTCGAGCTGCTGCGCGAAGTTGACCGCTTCCTTGTAGCTGAAGCGGAAGCCGCGGACCTTGTCGGTAGCCAGCTCCACGATGTGGTAGGCGTGCTCGCCCTTGGCAACGACCTGGTAGCGAATCTTCTGCACGGGTGGCTCCTTGCCGATCAGGGCGTAGAACGCGGCGGTGGCGATAGCGGAGCGAATTCGCAGGGCCGCAACCCCGTCGACTCGCTGTTGGATAGATGGATGCATGGCGATTACCTCGATGGGGTTGCGTGTATTCGTCAGCACTCTGTGCCGCCTGCTGGTTGCCGTTGGGCGCAGGGGAGAGTGCTGACGGATAAAGGCGGGCGAAGAAAAGGCCCAACTGGACGGGAGGGCCTTTTGTGTAGCAACAGATGCAGTGATTCTCGGGTTCCGGTGTTTTTGGCGGGACCTGTCAGCGCCAGAACGCTGCGACCCCGGCGATACATCGCCATCGCTCACGGTGTGCACGTTGCGGATCGGTTGGCAGCGCGATAGAACAGGGCGGTTCTGGCCGCACATGACCCAGCGCTGCGCCGATCAGTATGATCAGGAGCATTTGATTCTCCGGTTGATTGCAGGTGTCCAGCGTCTGCTGGGTTGGCTTCCGCATCCCGCTGCACCCTGTCGCCAAGGTGCAAAAGTGATGCTGCCAATCAGCGCCGTGTCGGCATGTCTCGTTGTGGTCCACCATTGATGGGGCCGGCAACTTCAGCAGCGGTGACGCCGGGCCCGAGAATCTTGATTCGCCCTTCATCGAACCACTCGGACTTCATCACCTCGTTGGCATCCTTCCGGATTGGCGGAGCCAGGCAGTACTGGTCACATCCGGTGAGGTATTGCGCGCGGGCGGTGATCGTTCCGTAGAAGCCGGTGATTTTGTCTTCCGCTTTTTGTCCGAGCTCAATCATGATTTTTCCTTTCGGTGGGTTATGCCGCGCGCTCAAGTGTTTCGGCGCGGCGGGTGATTCGGATCTGGGCCATTCGTACGGTGGGCGGCCTGCGGTCGCGGCGGGCGGGCTCGACTGACTGGATATTGCTGACTGCGTTCATGGTCATCAGCGTGGCCAGTACGAGGCACATCGGCGAGATGATCTGGCGTCGCATGGCCTCAGCGACCAGAGCGGCGCGGCGAGTGACGCCGAGCTTGAACATTGCGTTGGTAAGGCGCTTCGCCACGGTGGCGGGTGAGATGCCAGCCTCCCGAGCAATTTCCTTCGCGGTCAGGCCGAGGGCTACCCACAGCAGGAACTGAAGTTCTCGCGGTGCCAAACCGCGTCCGAGGTGACCCTTCCATGCGCCGTTGACGATTTCGGATTCCATCGTGTGACTCCCGGTTGTTTTCCCAATGCACCCGGCTAACCAGGTGCATCAGTGAAAATTTCCGTGTCCCTTCGGCGCTGCTGGCGCGGTACGGGCTCATTCAAATTGTTCGTCCGACCGCGACTCTGTCCGCCGGATAACTCGATTTGGCGCTTTACGCTGCACGCCCGGGCCAGTTGCCAACCCTCTGAACCGTTGAGGCCGGTTCATCGCTGCCTTTCCATCTGGCCGGTTGTTATCCGGCGATGGGCAAAATATAGGGTAGCCTTTATTCCGCGTCAACAGGCATACCTTTATTTTTTGGTTTAGAGACGAAAAACAGTTGAGATGCGCGGAATCATCGTTTTTTTCGCGCAAAAAAAAGCCCAGCTTCAGCCGGGCTTTTATCTGTGATGGACTACTTATTGGGTTGTGGAATCGCCGACCTTTTCAACTTTGGAAAATTTGAACAAGAAGTCAGGGGCAGTCATTTTCCCTCGCTCTGTCATGTTCTTCGGCTTGCCGATAGCCCCTGAGAACATGACAACGTTGCCCTCAGCCATCTCTGAAATTTGATCGTAGAGAGGTGTGCCGTTTTTTATGAGCGTGTTGGATCCTGAATCTGACAGGCTGTTGTTCCACGTGCTGAATGTGATGTTGTCCACAAGGACCTTGATCGTCATAAAGGCATCGCCATCGCCGTTGGTGCCCAGCTTTTCGATCGTGCCGTACCAGCCACTGATTTTCCTGGGGTCACCCTTAAGCTTTGACAGTGCGTCAAGGCGCTTCCTTGCAACTGTCGATTTCTTCAAGTCGTTAGGTGCCGCCTCGTACTGGGCGGAGTAATCCTGCACAGTCTCGATGAAACCCTTTTGAAAATCGCTGACCGTGACGGTCTTTGTTTCAGCGCTTGCCATGTTGCTGGCAGCCAGGAGAAGCAGGAGGCCTGCGATCTTCTTCATAATCATCTTCCATGTGGATTGTTCTTTGGGTGTCGTCTTACCAGAGTGCTGAAGACCAAAAGACTTTGCCCAAGACCACGATCTCTTTCTGAAGCATCTCTTGAATTGTGTACTCTTCATCCGGATGCTCATCACGGTTGAAGCTCCGCATGCGGATTCCCCCGCCAGCCAACCGATATAGAGTCTTCACCCGTAGTTGGCCGCCATGATCTAACGCGTACATTTTGCCGTCAGTAATATTTGTACAGCCCCTGTCGACACCTACCGTGCTCCCGTGCGGAAGCACAGGCTCCATGCTATTTCCGGATACGCTCACACACACGGCATCTGATGGCTGTACACCTTGACGACGCAAGGTGGCTTTGCCAAATCTGAGCTTCTGTTTGGGAGACTGTTCAACGGCAGTGATGCCCGCGCCTGCAGACAGTTCTACTTCCTTGAGAAACGGCACGTACACCTCATCGTCGTCCAGCGGTGTGTCATCGTCCCACACATCCAATGGGCCGAGTAGTACCGCGTTTGATTCGATAGTCGAAGGTGTAATGCTGGCGTGAGGCGGGCGATTGCCTTCAGGCGTACCGGTCCCATCTGCAAGCCAGACAGGGTCAACCCCACAGATCTGGGCAAGCTTGATCAGGTGCCCTGATGTCCGGGTAAGACCGCGCTCGATCTCCGATACGGAAGCTTGTTTTATGCCTGCGCGCTCCGCCAACTCGACCTGGGTAAGGCCTGCGTTTTTGCGTGCGCGTTTCAATCTGTCTTTGAGTTCCATGCCCGACAATTTATAGGCCAGCCTTTAGAGTTGCAAAAAGGTATTCCTTTCCCTAACATAAAGGCATCCCTTTATCTGGGCGGAATATTAATGAACACCAATTTCAAAAAGCTCGTAGAGCATTTCGGTTCGCAGTCGGCGACCGCTGCCGCCCTGAAAGTTAAACAGGGGTCGGTAAGCGGCTGGGTTCGAGGCCTTCACGGCTGCTCCGCGGAAGTCGCACTGCGCGCGGAGATCGTTACAGGAGGAAAAATTCGGGCTCGTGATTTGAGGCCGACTCTTCCAGACCAGGCTGCCTGACTGTTGCGCCAATTATCAGCTCGTCGACCGGAAGCGTCAGCACTCCTCGTTTAGCTGTTGATTCATCCAGTACTTAAATGACAGACGCAAAAAAGCCGGTGGCTAGACCGGCTTCTTTAAAACGCAAAACACTTGAGGGGCCATTATGAACACGATCGTCGCTCCAAGCAATACGGTCACCATGTCCAGCCGAGAGATCGCCGACCTCACCGGCAAGCAGCACAAGGATGTCATTCGCGACATCCGGGTGATGCGCAAAGCGCTGGCCGATGATGGCGCAGATCTGCGCCATCTCCGTGAGGTCAAGGACGGGCGGGATTACACCGCCGAATTTCACCTTGATCGCGTCCTTACGGAAACACTGCTGACCGGCTACAGCATCCCGCTTCGTCATCGTGTCGTGACACGTTTGAGTGAACTTGAAAACGTGTCGCGACACGTCGCAATTCCCCAAAGCCTACCGGAAGCATTGCGGCTCGCCGCCGATCTGGCTGACAAGAACGGGGAGCTTCAGCGCGTTATTGAAAAACAAGCACCAAAGGTTGCTGCGATCACTCGACTAGCAGCTGCTGGTGGGGCGATCTGCATCACCGACGCGGCCAAGCAACTTGGCCTTGCACCAGCCCGGCTTTTCTCTTGGATGGAACAGCACCGCTGGATATTCCGGCGGCATGGCTGCAAGCGCTGGGTTGCCTATCAGCCCCGTATTACCTCCGGACACATGACTCACAAAGTGACTGCGCTCAAGCCAGACCCTGAAACCGGCATTGAGCGAGCCGCGTTCGACCCAATGGTCACCCCCAAAGGCCTCACGCGCCTTGCTGAACTTCTGCAGGAGGCCGCGTAATGGCCGGCGACTGGATCAAATTCGAACTTACCACCCTGGACAAACCCGAGGTTTGCCAGATCGCTGATTTCGCCAATATCGACCCTGACGCGGTAGTCGGGAAACTGATGCGCGTCTGGGGTTGGTTTGATCAGCAGACAGAAAACGGTAACGCTCCTAGCGTTAGCAAAAAGTTACTTGATCGTTTGGTGGGCGTTAACGATTTCTGCGAATTCATGAAGCTCGTTGACTGGATGATCGAGGCTGATGGCGTCATCAGTCTCCCGCATTTTGACCGGCATAACGGCAAGACCGCTAAAAACAGGCTTCTTACGGCAAAGCGCGTTGCAAACCACAAAGCCAGTAACGCAAAAGGTAACGCTGCCAGCGTTAGCGGTGCGTTACCTAAAGAAGATGTAGAGAAGAATAAAGAACCTCTCTCTGCGCGTGAGTCGGTCGACCCTCGCATGCCTAGCGAAATGACCCTGAACTGGACGCCAGATCCGAAGATCCTCAAGACCTACGCCCTGCACCAGGGCGTCTCGCTGGATCTTTTCACCGACCAGGTCTTGAAAGCTTTCACTGGCCACTACGAGCCGAAAGGGCAAGTCAACACCGAGGCCGAGTGGGTCAGCATGCTGGTCAAGTGGGTGCGCAACGACCTGAACAGATCTTCCAACGTCAAGCCATTCGCACCACGCCAAGCGCCTCAGGACTTTGATGATGATGCCACCGACTGGATTGAGCAGGGGGTCGCACAGTGAAGAGCGTTGCAGTCGTAACGACCGGTCTCTGGGCGAAGGTTCAGTCGGGGCAGTACATCGCGAAGGAGCAGCAGCTGCCACAAGAGATTCAGGCAGAACTCAATCGTGAAACTGCCATTGTTATCAACGGTTTGTTCCGCCAGTTGCGGGCGATCTTCCCAGCGTGGAAGCAGGCGTGGCCTGACATGGCGGCCTACAAAGCGGCAAAAAAAGAGTGGCTGCAGGCCTTTCTGGAGGCGGGATTGCGCAGCCTTGATCAGTTGCAGTTCGGTCTGATGGGCGCTCGTCAGTCTGGCCGGGATTTTATCCCCGCGCCTGGCGTGTTCATCGCGTGGTGCACACCGACTGCCGAGATGCTTGGCCTGCCAACGCTGGCCGCCGCACATCGGGAAGCATGCCGCAACGCCCATCCCTGCATGGCTGGTCGTGCGCGGTGGAGTCACGACGCGGTCTGGCATACGGCGAAAGAGTGCGGTTTTGAGAGCCTCAACAAGCTTGAGGAATCGCTCAGCCTCAAGCTATTCGAGCGCAATTACACCATCACCGTTCGCCGCCTCATCGAGGGTCTGCCGTTGCAGAAAATGCCCTTGGCTCTGCCAGAGCGAGTTGAAGGGCGCCGGACTCCTGAGATCGGTAACAGAGCGCTCGCCGAACTGCGCGCCATGCGTTCGAGTGGTGCTCGTCATGCCTGATCGCCGTCTTGCCGTTCCTGAGATTGAGACCTACCGCTGGGCGGTGTTCTGCTGCTCGTTCAAGGTCGATTTGAGCTCGCCACCTGATCACGCGCTGGCTTTGTTCGCAGATTCGGCCATGGCGAAGCGCTACGGCGCTTGGATGTGGCCAGGAACCTACGAAGTCGTCGATGTCATCACAGGGAAGCCGGCATGCGAGTGAGCTCGAAGAAACTCCGCGCCTCGGCGAACGGCCAAGACTGCACGCTGCGCATGCCAAGCGTCTGCAACCACAACCCGGAAACTACCGTGCTCGCGCATCTGCCTTGCGGGCAGAAGGGCATGGGCATGAAGGGCTTCGACACAGTGGCGGTGTACGCGTGCAGCGCCTGCCATGACGTGATTGATGGCCGCGCCGCCGGCGAGATCGATTGGCAGGACGTGCCGCGCGCCATCGCCGAAACCCACGAAGCCCTGATCAGGGCGGGAATTCTCACCGTGAAGGGGGCCGCATGATCGCCTTTCTGGAAAACAATCTGCTCCACTTCTATTTCGGGTCGCTTCTGATCCTGTTCGTCGCCTGCCTGTGGGGCATCTGGCGGTTGACCCGACGTGCACGCATGGTGCGTGGTGAGCGCGTATGAAGCCTGCTTCCATGAGGTTGTTCAAGGCCAAGCCTGTGCGGGCCAAGCGGGTTGACCGTGAAGGCCTGGAGCAGGCCGCGCTGATCGCCGAGCTGCGCATCCGGATGCCGGAAGTCGCCGACCTGATCTATCACGTCCCCAACGGTGGGCACCGCCTGAAGAAGGTCGCGGCCGATTTGAAAGGGCAGGGCGTCGCCGCCGGCGTTCCTGATCTGGTGCTGACCATGGCACGCGGTGGCTATTTCGGCCTGTACATCGAGTTCAAGGCGACACCGCCGAATGCCGCCGCCGTCTCCGACAGCCAGCACAAGTGGATTCGCAAACTGAACGATCAGGGGTATCTCGCCATCGTCTGTCGTGGGCACTTCGACGCGATGGAGCAGATCCGCGCCTACCTGCGACTCGCTCCTACAGCGGTGGTCGCATGAGTACCTCTGCTGTGAAGATCACCGAAGCCGAGATCAAACGCCAGGCCGCCGGCACCGTGCAGGACGTGCGCGACCTCGAAAACAAGGGCCTGTATCTGCGCTTCAATAAGGCCCGCACCGGTGGCTCGTGGTACATGGTGTTGAAAGGCGAGTGGAACCAGATCGGCACCTTCCCAGAGCTAACCCACAAGCAGGTCGTGGCCGCGCTACCCTCGATTCGCCTGCGTCTGGCCGCCGGCGAAGGCGCGAGCTTGTCGAAGTGGATCACCGTGGGCGAGCTGCTGGACTGGTTCGCCGATCGCATGTCGCGCGACCGCAACCTTTCGACCAAGCGCAAGGGCACGGGCGCCTCGCTCATCAAGTGCCATCTGAAGCCGCGCCTCGGTGAGCTGCCGCTGATCGGCATCGACAAGGCCACGCTCGATACCCTGCTGATGTGGCCACTGCAAGAGACAGTTTCCATCGACTACGTGCGCTCGGCATTCCAGTTGCTGGCCCTGGCATTCAGGCAGGCGGCCAAGCTGGGGATGATCACATCCAATCCGATGGCCGCGATCCGGTTCAATGACTTCTCCAAGGCAAAGGTCGGCATCAAGCCGTCCCGGCTGCGCGGTGTCCAGCTGGAAGGTCTGCTCGCGCAACTGGCCGACGTGATGGCCAAGGCGCCGATGGATTCGATGCTCGCGCTGATGATGCTCTGCCATGGCACGCGGATCGGCGAAACCCGGATGGCGCGCTGGTCGCACATCAGCCTGGCCGAACGGGAATGGTTCATCCCGGCCGAGCACACGAAAACCGGTGTCGAGCATCACCTGCCGCTGACCGAGCAAGTGTGCACGCTGCTGACCCGGTACCGCGAAAGCCAGTTCGCCCGGGGCTATGAAGGCCAGTGCCTGTTCCCGGCGCGCAACGGCAAGGCGCTGGGCGAGGCTCAAGGGTGCGCCGTGTTTCGTCGGCTGGGTCAGGGCGAGTGGACCAGTCACGACCTGCGCAAGGTGGCTCGCACCGGCTGGGCAGACCTCGGCATCGATCACCTGATTGGTGAGCTGCTGATCAACCACGCGATGGGCCACAACGTGAAGGTGTACATCCAGTCGGACGTGATGAGCCGCAAGCGTGATGCCCTCGAACAGTGGCACGCGCAACTAGACCAGAAAGGGTTTGCAGCAATTCACGGATTGACCGGCTTTAGATTTGAAGATTCTGGTAATTCGCTGCAAGCCACAGAACATAAGGCCCGTAAGGCCACTGAAGAAACAACCATAGGCGAGGTTTAAAAATGGATAAAAAGACTCATGGCCCCGCTTTTGTGCGCCGCCGGATCTCTCTCACCGACTGCCCGTCCTGTGCCGGAAAAGGGTTGGTCAAGGGCGTGTTTCATCAGCTCGACTGTATCGGCTGCCACGCTTCCGGCATGGTCCACGCTGAGACATTGGAGCCGCTTCCGGTGGATGACCTGGTCGTTCAGCTCGGCATGCTGATCCGGCAAGAGCGCCACGTCGCAACGCTGCCACGCGAGCCATTGACCATGGCCGATCTGTACCAGCAAACCAACACTCGCGGGCCTGGTGGCTCGGCCATTAAAGGGGACTGATCATGGGTATGTATAAGGACGTGATGGGGACCCTGGTGCGAGTGCTCGCCGCCGATAACATCGACAACAGCACCAAGCAGTCTTGGCAAAAGCTGATTGATGCCGATCTGCGTCAGGGCGGCAATGGCAGCTCCCTTTCTCCACGCGACAAGTTCGATTACGACTGCTGCCTCTATGCATTGCTACACCGTCAGCTTGAACCTGCGCAGTGGGATGTTCTGGTCGCGAAGTATTCGACGCACAAGGCCAACAAGGTCGCCGCGATTGGCCGTTTGGTTGCGCGCATTACCTCGCCAGCGCCCCAGCTGTTCATTTACAAGGCGCTCACAGCATGGGCAATTCCGAAGCTCAAGGGCGTTCAGTTGGGCAAGCGCTCAACCGACATGATCGTCCTGCCGCCTGAGTTCTACGACATGAACACTTGGGATCTGGCTGGCTCGCCGGAGCGCACGCGGCGTAACTGGCGTGGTGGCATCCATAAACGACTTGAGCAGTTGGAAGAGGCTGCGGTGATCCATGCCACCGAGATTTTCGATCGCGAAGAAATCTTCGTTGATGCCGCTTGACCATGATGGCCACTTGGCCGTAAATTAACCCCATCATGTCGTTCTTGCGTGTGGTGATACTCAACCGCACGCAATAGAGTTTAACGACACACGAAGCCCCGCCACCGAGCGGGGCTTTTTCGTTTTCGGGCATTGCCCAGGCCACGCAGGCCTCTTTTATTGATGGAGCGGCACATGGCTGAGCCGAGCACTGGCGCACTCGCTGTAACTGGTGTGGTCGCCAGCCTTGGCTTGGGTGCAGCTTTCCCCCAGATCGACCTGTCGGCACTTGTTGGAGCATTCGGCGGAGCGTTTCTCTTCGTCGTAGCAGCGGACGCCATGCCAACTTGGCGCCGCATTGGTTATCTCTTCGCCGGCTGGATCGGCGGTTATTTCGGCGCTGCCGAACTCTTGGGGCTCACCTGGACCAAAACAGCGGGATTCAGCGGATTCGTCTGTGGCGCGATCTGTGTTGCAGTCGCAACCGGCATCCTCGAATGGATGCACACAGGCATCATGCCGCGCTGGCTGCAATGGTTCTTCCGCCTCCGGGCACGGAAGGAGAGTTAAATGGCTGCTGTCATTCAGGCCGCACTTTGTGCGGTCATCTTTACCATGATCGGGTTGCGCTACAGCCCCTATCCCAACTCACGCTACAAGCTCTCGATCTCGCTGATCGCTTGGGCTGCGTGTGCTGTAACCGGCATGCAGTGCGTGAGTCTGGTGGGCCGCATGGTGATCGAGGGTGAGTTTGCTGACGCGTCGTGGTTCAACACTGCTTTCTATGGGTTGGCTGCTGTTCTGGTCTGGCGTGCCCGCGGCAACGTCGCTCGCATAGTGCAGGTGGACTGAATGGCTACTTGTAGTGGATGCGCCGCCCGGCGCGAGTGGATCAAGAAGTGGAGCAAGGTGGCTTATGAGCGATCCGTTGATCTCATTGATGGAAAGACTGGTAGTCGCTCAAGAAAGCACGGCGCAGTCGATGAGCCAGGTAGCCCAACGACTCGACCTGCTGATCCAAGCGATGGCAGATGATGAGCCAGAAGATCCAGACGCTCAGCCTCTGACCTATATGGATGGCTCGCCATGCCGTTGAGGTCCAAGAAGCCATGCAATGCCCAGGGATGCAACGCGCTCACGCGCAACCCTCGGTACTGTGATGATCATGCGCACCTCCTCAAGAGTACGGCGCGTGCCAAGCCCCGCGAGAGCAGCACCAAGCGTCACTACAACTACAAGTGGCAGCAAGCACGCGCTGGCTGGTTGGCAAAGCATCCGTTGTGCCGGCACTGCACTGAGCGCGGACTGGTTGTGGTAGCAACGGATGTCGATCACATCATTCCCCACAAGAACGACATGACACTGTTCTGGGACAAGACCAACTGGCAAAGCCTATGCGGTCCGTGCCATTCGGCCAAGACGGCCTCGGAAGACGGCGGTTTTGGCAACGCACGGCGCTGAAAACAGAAAATCGCCGCGAAAACAGTGAAAAACGGCTCGAATGAGACGAATTCGCACGCAAAGGAGGGGGAGGGTCGAAAGTTCAGGGCTTTTCGCTTCTAGACCGCGCCCTCAATCGTTTTTTTACACCCGCGAAATTAAAAATCCAGGAGTTGCGCGATGGGAGGCACCGCCACGGTCGCCGGCCGTGGTCGCAAACCCAAGCCGACGGCCAAAAAAGCACTGGCCGGAAATCCCGGCAAGCGAGCCTTGAATAAGGCCGAGCCCCAGTTTTCCAAGATTACCCAGATCGATCCGCCGGAGTGGTTTAGCGCTCGGGCAGCCACCATGTGGAACATGATTGTCCCGGAGCTGCTGCGCGAGAACGTGGTGGCAATCACCGATCTGCATAACGTCGAAGCCTTCTGTAGCGCCTATGACAACTGGCGTATGGCTCAAGAGTCGATCGCGCAGCACGGCATCGTTGTCACGGGCGCCACCGGTGGCCCGATGAAAAACCCCGCGCTTACCGCTGCCAACGAAACGATGCGCCAGATGGTGACGTTCGGGTCGATGCTTGGCCTCGATCCAGCCAGTCGAACGCGATTGATCGGGGGGAACAAGGAGAAAGAAACTAACGAATTCGCCAAACTGCTGAGTAGCTGATGACCAAATCCGCCCACCCCAACGTCGACAAGGCGATGGCGTGGGGTCGGTCATTGCTCCGTGGAAAGGTCCCTGCCTGCCGTTACATTCATCAAGCGGTTCAGCGCCACTTCGACGACTTGGCCGCCAGTCGCAAGCGCGGGTTTCGTTTCAAGTTCGACCCGGTCAAAGCCGAGAAAAAGCTCAAACTGATGCAACTCCTACCGCACACCAAAGGCGAGTGGGCATTCAAGCGTCAGTTGATCACACTGGAGCCATGGCAGCTTTTTGGGCTCGCCGTGACCTTCGGCTGGGTAAAAAAGAAAGGTGGCCATCGCCGCTTCCGTGAAAGCTACTGGGAAGTGCCGCGCAAAAACGGAAAGTCTGTAGTCGCGGGCGGTGTTGGCATCAGCATGTTTGTTGCCGACGGCGAGTTCGGTGCTGAGGTGTATGCGGGTGCGACCACAGAGAAACAGGCGTGGGAGGTTTTCCGCCCGGCAAAGCTGATGGTGAGCAAGTCGCCGATGCTGATCCAAGCCGCTGGCATCGAGGTCAACGCCTCGAACATGAACATTCCATCCGACTTCAGCCGCTTCGAACCACTGATTGGGAAC